AAGACCAAAACGCTCATGGAATTCATCAAAACACTCTACCTCATCTGGGTCAATTGGAAGTGAGTATTGTGTGAGGGCTAACTTAATACCCATTACAACCAATTCAGTGTCGAAGTTATCCATTGCGAAACGTAAAAAGTTATTAACTTTCGAATCAAACTTTTTATCGTTTTTATCACAAGCGTCTTTAAGTTCATAGCAAAGTGAGACAGTCAAGGAATACATGGCACTGATTTCTTTAGTCTCGATATCCTTAACCTTACCTTCAAGTATGTCAGTAGGGTTAGGAAGTTTCGAAGCAATCTTTCGATGCGCCATAAACTTAACGGCAAGTCCTTCGCCGACAGATCCACTTACCAAATCGGTAGTGGTATTCTCATCATCATCGTCTTCGATAAGCTCGGAAACAAATGACCAAGAACGAGGTGTAGCAAACGAACGACTTGGGCTCTTAGGATCAAAGTCATACAAGTCCTTCTTGCTAAATGTCAAATAACCAACAACATCAGTATGTATGTTGTGATCTACAGCCCACTGGAACCAGTCATCAAAATCAACTGCTAGTTCTAAGTGAACAAATCTATTTGCCAACGGAGCAGGCATTCTATAAGTAACACCTTTGTCAGCATCTCTATTACCAGCCGCAACAATCAAAACGTTGTCTGGTAATTTGTATTGCCCAATACGTCTGTTAAGAATAAGTTGGTAAGCCGCCGCTTGTACTGCCGGCGCCGCAGAATTCATTTCGTCTAAGAACAATACAATATAATCGTACTTAGATGCCATCTCTTCATTTGGAAGTTCTGCTGGTGGTGCCCAAACCATTGTACCTGCGTTGCTATCAAAATATGGAATACCTTTAATATCTGTAGGTTCCCATAACGACAAACGAATGTCAATTAGGTGTGAGTTTGTATATTCTCTAGTAATTTGACTAATAATGTCAGACTTACCAATACCTGGAGGACCCCACATAAAAACAGGACGTTTTTTCTTAAATGCCCTTTTAATGCTTTTCTTTGCCCCATTAGGCGAAACTGTACGTAGTGTAATATTATCCATGTTATATTCCTCTTTTGTTGTCATCAGTGCCATACTTAATTTCTAAGTATGTATATATAATACACTCGTTATACTCTAAAGTCAACCACTTTTGGTTACTTTTTAACATTTTATTAACTTTGTACCCTATAAAATAACCATTACGACAGGCGCCTTAAACGTATGGTTTCACCGTCTAAACGGCTCTTAAACTGCTTTTTAAGCATTTTTGTTGGTATGTGTACTAGTTTTGGCGGTTAATTGCTTTATTTAAACCGTATTTACGGAGGTCTCCGCTGAATAAATGTAGTTCCATAGCCTTCTTTTCGTCGGTTACAGATATACTAAATCCAGTTAAGTAGTATGGACATGTGATAAACTTATCTAAAAAGATAACAGTCTGTGTAGTCATTTTGAAGTCTTTTGGAAATGGTACTTCGTATGTTTGTAAGTCTAGTTTAGTAGTAATAAATTCAAAGCCCGCATCAGTTAGCCTTAGACCACCTTCGGACTTTTCTCTAGTATTCTGCCACCAGTCAGACATATGCTGTTTAACATTAGCGTCACTAACGGCAACATCTGCTTGCTTTAGAAAGATCTTAGTATAAGTTTCTTTCCAGTTCATTCTTCTGTTACTACTTCACCTGCTGTTAGTTTGTGTACAGCAAACTCATCTGACTTAAATGTATCATTTAATTTTTTAGCTAGATTGTGTGCGTGACCCGGATTACTAAAAGAAACTTTCTTATACTTAGGTCCTGGATAGTTTGTGATTGAATTTGATGTTTTTAAGTTGAAAGGTTTCCCTTGATAGAACACTGCCCATATTGCTTCTGACTTTAAAACTTGCTCAGATTTATATGTTGCTTTGTCTACATACTCTAATAATATTGTTGGTTTTGGTCTACTCATATACGTAATCCTTTAATTAACTACGTATATATTTATCTCTTTTGTAGAAGAAAACTACTACTATTAAGCAGATTTACTACTTAATTCAGTTAGTACGTCTTTAAGTTCTTTCTCGTCAATACAGATTACATTTCTTATTGCCAAAGGTTGTTGATATTCTTGTAATAACTTAGCAACTAGTGTGGGATAAAATTGTGGATCAGTAATACTACCTACACATTGATCCTCAGTTTCAAATGTAGGATCAGTAAAAACATAAATGCTAGGTTGTTGTAAAAAAATGACTAAAATAAACCACTTCATTTCCAGCCTGCTCCGCCATCCATACTTATTGTAACAGTTTCGTTAGCGTCACCTTTATTTTCAATAACAAGTTTTTCTAAACGTCCTTGTTGGTTAGCCATAACAATACCAAGTGTAGTTGCTAAATTTTTAGCACTAGTGATATCCATTTTTAATTCTTTAGCATTTGAATTGTCAGCACTTTTTACTTGTGCTAAAAATGCCTGAATAGGCATTGTATTAATTGGATCGTTTGTTTGCATTACTTAACTCCTGCCTCATTGTAAATTCAGTCTTGAAAGGACCTTTATATTCATATGATTCAAGTGTAACTAGTTTAGGACAAAAACTTCTTACCCAACCTTTATTAAATTTAATAATATAATAACCTGCCGCATACAAACTCTTAGATTTTTTACTTTTAGTAAACAATGGTAATTTCTTTTGTACATTATACATTACGTTATAAGGTGTACCACTTGTAGCAAATCCATGAATTACTTTTTCAATACTACTGCCGTCTGATATTCTTGTTTTATCCCAACTAATATTACCTATATAAGCATTAAATTGTTTTGTGTCACTAAAGTATTCAGTACCTGTACTACAACTATACATAAGCCGTTTGTCATCTTCTTTAGACAAAGTACCAATGCGTTTGCCGTTAGATTCAATAATCCAAAATTTATTTTTTAAAATAGGTTTTGCTTTTATCATACTGCTTCCTTTATGTATCTTCCGTTAAGCGGTTCAGCAAATTGCTGAGCCTGTTCCGCAATTCTTTGCATATCATGTTTAGCACAGAACTTCATAAGATAAAGTCCTACTTGCGAAATTTGTTTAGGTTGTTCAATAGCATCTTCGATAACATCATTAATAATACTTCTAATGTTACCAGGCTGTGCTGACAAGTCACATAATACAACATTACGTTGATAGTCATCTAATACACGATGTTCGTCACCGTTATGATCTATCCAACGTTGTAGCATCATATTATTCCAATTAAAGCCTTTGCGATCTTTATCTTCAAATGCTTCTAGTAAGCCTACTTTGTTCTTAGTACCTTTTGTACGTACACCTGGATAAGCACTAAACACATTGTCACTAGTGTCTCCACGCATACACTTTTCAAATAACATAAACTGCGGATTAGGTGCTTCTTTTTCTAATCCTGTTTTCTTATTTATTACACGTTCACCTTTGTCGTTAAAGTAACCTTCAAGTGTAATTGTTTCTTTGTTTACACCGTGATATTGTTTTACATTAGGAGCAATAAGTTGAGCAAAGTCACCATCAGTACTAACAATAATATGATTGTCTTCAGGATGTGATTGTACCCAACCGGCAATAAGATCATCTGCTTCTAGCTCAGGATGTCGCATAACAGTACAGTTTGTTTTGTCTGTAACAAAGTCTTTAAACTCATCAAATATTTCCCAAAAGATTTTATCTTCTTCTGACTCAGTTACAGTCATCTTATCACGAGCAACTTGTCTATTAGCCTTGTAAGGCTCGTAAAAGTCTTTACGCCAGCTACGTCCTTCTAAGCAGAATACAACATGATCTGCGTCAAAGTCATTCCATGCTTTCTTAACACCTGCTAGTGTAATGTGTAGTGCCATACCTACTTTATCATCTATGCTACCTCGTACTACATGTCTAGCACGAAAGAATGTATTTGCTGTGTCTACAAGAATATATGTACTCATATTAGTTTGCCTTTGTGTAATTTATAGTAGTATTATAGCACCAGATCTGGCTTGTGTCAACCATTAAATTCTTCATCTACATAACGCTTCAGTTCGTGATCACCAATATTGTTTGGTACTCTTTTTTTGTAAAACAATTCATAACTATCACTACCATATTTGCCAATTCCGTATAGTTGTGTAGCATCTTCACCGTCCCAATCTTTAAACTGTTCACTCATACGATACAATCTTTCTGCTCGTACATGTTTCATACCTAAAGGAGCAATTACTTCTTCAATTTCTCTACGCCCTGCGTGTACAAAACTATCGTGTGTACTCCACTTGCTAAAGAACGTAGGTAGTACTGCTTTAACTTGTTTACGGTTTGTACAATTTAAACAAATAACACCGACCATATGTTGCCATACATTTGCTACTTGTTGTTGTACCATTAGATCATCACGCATTATGATATTTCGCTTTTGTCCTTGTCAAGTGGAACAACATTAATATATCCTGCTCCTACATCTGTGCTTTGACCTTGCTCTTCTAACATACCGTATACAATATCTCTAAACCATCTATCTACAATTTGTTCTTCAGGATCGCCATCGACCCCGTATCCATTTTGTTTAAGTTCTACGATAAAGTATTCATTCCAATCAAGTTCAAAGAATCCATTTCGGATATTATCTTTGTTTACTTTCATGTCGAGTACGTTGACCCAAGATTCTTTCTTACTTGTTGCGTAAGCCTTAGGGTCTTTCTTTTTAAGAAGTTTCATTTCTTCATCTTTAACTTCTTTTTCTTTTTTAGCGATAGCTTCTTCTTTAGCACTTACACCAGTTATGTCTTTTAACCATTTCTTCATCACCATCCCGCCTTTCTAATTGCTTCTGAAGGATCTTTAATAGGAGCCTCCATTGCTTTTTTATGTTGTTCGTTTTTATACTTGTTCACTTTATTAAGTTCCCCAGGCATTTCCGAATAAGCTGATATGGAGTCTGGGGGTAAATCGCCATCCTTCTGCCATACACGCTTCAGCCACATCTTTAACGTTGAGGGTGTATTCTTCACTACGTCCACCCAACGGCATAAGATATACCGGACATTCCACCCCGGCACCTCTGTAAGAGTCCACAGCTCTTTTAACTTCATCAAAGTCGCTTTGAGTAGCGACAACAAACTTAAGATACATGTCGCTATCAGTAACAAGCTGATACTCACTAGCCACATCAGGCTTAATAGCAGTATCCCAAGGTTCTCCACTAACACTAAGTTTTGGGGAACAACTCCAAGTGACTTGGATTCTGTCCTGATCGTTGAGATAGTTAAAGAGATTTTCGTGTAGATGTTGTGTAGTGTTTGTTTCAAATGTAACATTTTTTAAATCCTGCATACGTGGATGTTCGAACAGCTCTACGTAAAGACGTTGCCACGCTAACAACGGCTCACCACCTGTCATGATCAAGTGTACATCTTGACCGTTATCTTGTACCCACTTACCGTTAGGAGTAAGTGATAGTAAATGTTCAACTACTTCGTCAACAGTTGCTTGTTTATTAAACTTCTTAAACTCAGGATAGATACTAGCATATGTATCACAGCCTGTATGTATAATAGGTAAGTCGTTAAACTCTTTTGTAGTTTCATGTACGCCAGCGTCTAACAAATCTTGTACTTCCTGATTACGGA